AGAACCCTCTTTCTTATGAATTGATCAATATTATCAATTCCATATGATAATGCCAAATCATTCGAGCCAAAAACTATGTCTCTCGTATCTTTGTCTATTTTAATATCGCACCCAAACGATCTTTCGAGGGAGGAAAGGCTTAACGATTCATTTGATTCATTTCTCCATACTCTTTTTGGCGTTGCCGAATTTGTTGATTTCTGCACTGGGTAAAGAATGTTATCGCCATAGCCCAAGACGTTGGTAAGACCTTTTCTTGTTATGTAGTCTTTCGATGCGACATACGGGTATCTAAGGTTGTTAAGAATAGCGAGGTCCAACCATCTTCCGGGATCTCCCAGTAGTTTTGACGACAATGTTTGAATACTGTCGCCATCTCCTATTATTGCGATTCTATAGTCAGAGCTGCTTGGATCTACTCGATTAATTGATGACTGATGAGTTTTCGCCCAATTTCTTTGGTAATTCTTATCCGCTGTCTTGGGGGGTGTGATTGTATCACTATTCAACGGAACACCCTTACTCCGAGTGATACTGCAATTGCCTTGAGCAAACAAAAGATCATTGACAGACGTACCTGGCGAACTAGGGTTTTTAGTTGATATCTTATAATTCTGTTCAAAAACCTTTTGAGCATACGACGCAGAACCCTTGACCGACGCAGGCGTCTTATTACCCGTTGTGTAAAGTTGTTGTGTGGTCGGTTGTTTTTGGGTTGCGTTTTTGGCGATAGCCTCTATAGCAGACACAGGATTACCAATTGGATCAGAAAAAGTCGTCACAACATTAATCTGTAAATCTGAAATCTGTTTTGCCTTGTCATTAAAAGATGCGTCGAACGCCTTATCGTCTAGGATGACTTTAGCTATATGCTTTCTACTGTCATGAACCTTTTTAATTAGTTTTTTGTCCGCTTCCGATCTAACCAACACATCCTCAAGCTCGGTCATATTTTTGTAAATGTCTTTTAACGCACTTCGTTGAATCTGCCTTAAGGTGGGTATTTTACCCGTCTTGAAGTCAGCGTATGCGTTTGCCACCTTCATAAGTGGTTGCATGATGGTGTTATAAAAACCGCGATAAACAGCACTTAATTGATTTGCTGCCGCATAGAGTTGATCGACCGATTCTCCTAGACACTGAAGGCCAGTGGAAACATTACTATAGAATGGAACCGCTGATAATAACCCCTCTGCAAGACCTTTGGAATCCGTACCGTCATATGGGTAAAGTGCCTCAAGGGTGATGGTATAGTTCCAGCTAAAATTGTGGTCTGTTGCATCCTCACTCGTGAAATTCTTAGGTTCAACAACCCATGCCTCTTGGCGTCTTCGGCTGACGTAGATTAACTGAATGTCTTTTCCTATATCAGAATATCTAGTCATAAAGGCGTATCGCCTAAAACATGTCTCAAGATACTTGAGTTGTTCAAGTCCAGAACCAAGTCCGCTTGATCTACTTACCCCTGGTTTTGGGTAAAGACCTGTCTGGCCTGATATGACGATATCCTTCGATATCATCCCTTCGCTCTCCCTTATTTTACCGCCACCTTGAGTATGGGTAATGGTCGATGCTATTGGCTCTGATATGGATTCCCGTTGCGGTGACACATTGAACGGAATCTGAATCGACCTTTGAATCCCATTCAGGAAAGGAATATTGATACCATACAGCTTCATGTTCTGCGGACCTTTGAGAATGAAATAGTAGTCCGGCCTAGACTTATCTATCGTTCCCGCCCATTTGCCTCGGTCGGTTGGCTCTGATGTGTATTGCCTTATCCCGTCCGATCCTGTTTCATCCTGTGAAAAAATGGTGCGAAAATTATCCATACCAAGGATGCTCAACAATGCATCACCCACGGTATTCATAACCAAATCAGTAGCAGCGTTACCTATTTTTGCCAAAAAACCCATGAATCAATCCTCATGAAATAGTGCCGCCAGATCCCGCGCCTAATGTTATCGGTCCACCACCCGCTGGTGCCACACCACTCATCAATGCCACTGACACCGAGGCATTTGCCATCGTATATGTCGTTATGGCAGACGCTAATGCTATTACCTGTGGCGTTTTGCTTCCATACGGACTTGCAAGATCATCTGCAAGTTTACCACTATCAAGGCCAGAAATTAACCCACCAGAAGCACTCCCGGTAAAAGTGCCAGGTGCCGTTGGGGTATTTGTACACATTCCCGTAACTTGACCAGTTGAAAAACCAACCTTTCCTGCATTAATACAGCTAGATATAGAATCTGCCATGTTTTGCAATGGTGCGGTGATCGACGGTTTATTCATTTTGGTCTTCAGTTTATCCGCAAGCGAAGATCCACTCGTACCCACAATAATGCCGTCACTTGCCGCGCCATCGATCAAAGGACCACCGGAAGGAGCTGGTGCATTGCCCGTCACGCCACCTGGCGCAAAAGAGACAATCCCCATCGATGTAATCTCTTCGACAATCGCCTCGGCCATGCCAAGTGTCTCTGCGCTTGTTAGTTCAGAACCGAACCCCAAGGCGGTCTTAATCTGTTCAGCGAGAGCAGAGGCAACAAGAGGCATTAAATTCCTCCTTTGATTGTCGTAAGGAGTCCTTTTATCAGAGATATCTGCGCCTGAACAGCTAAATAGCTAGAAGCATTGACTGGTGGGCTTGTACTATAACCAAGGTTTCCGATATGGGTTTCCGTACTCATCGCAGTCAATAGTGTATTCATCTGTGCCAATAATTGATCGAATAAATCAAGTAGTTCAGCGGTTGAAGTGCCAAGGCCAACCCCTGTCGCACTGAGATTAAGAGTTGAACCCGTGGCCGTCTTAGCCTTGACGCCTGTAGGCCCAAGATCGATTTCAGCGGTTCCTGCGGCATTTTCTGATTTGATGGTAGTCTTCATGCCTGCCGCATCAAAGGATACGCTCTGCTCTTTGCCAAGGGTGTTCTTTGCGGAAATTGAAAACTCACCCGTCCCTGAGTTGTCCATGTTGAACGACAACATCTGCAAGCCACCAGTAATCGGGTCTTGCAATTCAAAGTTAATAATCTTTTTGTGATTCGGTCTGGACGTTCCAGCGAAGTCATCCGTCATCTTGGTCTGTTTAATCGTTACATGGCCATCTTTGTCGATCATGAAATTGGTGCCATTATAACGCACCTTATAACAGTCTCCATCGTCCTTGTTTGCTGGTCTTGGATCAGGTGAAAAACCTATCGGCACAACAAGTGAACCTTTGCGTCCGGATTTAACGTGAGGAAGGACTTTGGTAATTACTGGCTGTGATACTAATCCGTCGATAAATTGAACAAGGACAATAGTGCCATTGTGTTTTTTTGGATCAATATACCTTTCAGAGAATGGTGTCATATCTAAATTTCGAGTTGCAGGAAGTGGAGCGTAATGAACGTAGTTGTCGTAGTCTGCCTTATCGAGAAGAAATGGCACCTTGAATAGCTGCATACCAAACTTAGGGACAAATACATCGCAGACGTATGTTGAACCCTCTTGATTATCTGAATCGTCAATATAATAAACCTTAAGGACGCTTCCCTTGACGGGAAAATATATCATTCCCATGTCCATTGGGTTGCTTTTTCTCGGCTTATAAATTAGTCCGTCTTGTTGGACTGTTCCGTCTGGTAATCTGTTCATTTTATGGCCTCTTCTAAGAGAGCTTCTTCCCAACTTTTTGTAAGATCATACCTTAACCCTCGTGTGAGCGTAAGGGTTGTTGTAATGGGTTTACCATATTCATAGTCGTCTTGAATTGACTGAATGTAGGATAATTCAAGTTTTGGATATGGATTTGACGGAGTTTTTCTTGTCTCGATATAAACGCATGGTATGCCTAATCTTGCTTTCTTTAAAAATCGACAAGTCATAACTCCATCCATGAGAGATGGATTTAAACAATACCAATTTGCCAGCATCTTTGTGAAATCAACCATGTTTTGTAAGTAACTATCACTTTCTCCACTTGGCGATGCATACTGAGTTGTAGTCTCCATGCTCCTAAAACCATATTTCGCAATACTGTCAGTATCAATGATATAACCGCCAATTTCAGCGAGGAGTAATTTCGCGCCGCCACCCTCGCCACTTCCCGACGCAAAGGCGTTGAGGCAAAGATATGAATTAAATCTGCTTATGCTCGTATAACCCATTTGGTAATCTATCATGGTCGGTTCGTAGAAATCTTCGCCCTCTCTTTCATTCATTATTACGGAATTTTGTTTGTAGGTTTCGTTGAATTCGTTTTCTTTTGTCGCTGGTCCAAAAATAACTACGGCATCATTAATCAAGTCTAATAAGGATAATTTTGACGCAACATCTGGAGGTTCGACATAACCCGATATGTCAACGGAATTGGCGAGGCCAGACAGCATAACCGGATCTATATCATACGGCCTTTGCCTCATAACAAATGAGGGATACACATAATCTGATTCTGCCGTACCTTCATTTAATCCCGCTGGTAACATATCGCAGTAAAATTCATTGAACTGTGGGTTACTTAGATACTTTAGAAAATCGTATGAACTACTTGACATATTGGTTAGCCAACTCGTGTCATAGTTTATTCCATGCGTATGTTCCATGTTCAATAAACTGATAATCATCAAAGGAGAATTAGCTATCATGTCTTTGGAATTTGAAATTAAAGAATTTAATCGTTTAAATGCCTCTACAGTTGGTTTCGTACTAACCATAGCCTCGCTAAGTTGACTAATCATAGTCGATACGTTTTTAGCGATCTCTTCTCCTCTTGCGGCAATCTCTTCGGGGTCCATGTAATCTAAAATAAGTGGATATGGGAGTTGAAATTGCGGCATAGGGGTTACTGCCAAAAGATTTTCCAAGTAAAGATAGACTAGCTCGTCCGGTCTTTTCTCTACGGTATCCGCAGTCTGTCTTGCCCACATATTTATGGCATTAAAGCCGGGAATGAAATCGTTATACTGCAAAATAATATCTTGCAACATGGCACCAAAAAATCTACCAGTAACCGCATAGTGAACCGATGTCCCTTGATTCTTTCCCGGCCCTCGCGCTATACGTTGAACCCTGTCTATCTTTCCAAAGAATCTTTCGTACATGGTCAATGTTTTAGGCGCTGACGACGTCTGATTATAAATAACCCTATCATCTTCATATGACCAACCTGATCCACTTAACGGAATTTCAAGTTTACTTTTTAAGAAATCAGGCAAAACATCACCGAGAGGCGAATCTTGATCGGCTATATTATATGAATAACTTAAATCATTTGCATTGGATAATTCGTCGCCATAGAAAATCCGAATGTAGTCGTCACCCTTGATAATATCGTCCCACGGCTGGGTAGGATGAAGGTACAAGGTAAAACCACCACCAATATCTTTTATTGAGCGAGTAGTTGTACATTTTTTAATCTCAAAAAATAACTTGGTTGTTTTACCTTCATTTGGACCATTGTGATAAATTTTTACAGCGCAACCTGATTGAATCTGCTTTATGTATTTATCATTTGGATTATTAGCCATAAATTAATGCCCTGTTGTGTTTACGCCTGTATTTCCATTTAGGTTATACTTTAGTCCGTTGGCAACGTCACTCATATGATCTTTGCTCTGAGTAAGAACACTAATAATCGTACTAAATTGTTCCGCACTCATCATGGAAGTACCACCGCCGGATTTATCATTTGGCGCTAGAACACCACTGGACTTTGGACCTTCCTCTTTTTTGCCTCCAAATAGTTCACTAATCCAACGACTAGCTGCTACGCCTGCACTAGATGCGGCATCTCCACCCATACCGCCTCCGAACCCTGATGGCGAAGAAAAACTCGCCATATCATTGGACGCCTTTTTATTATCTTCATCTTGCTTAATTTGATCGGTTGTTTTTTCTGTTGGCATAAAATACTCAACCAACTTACCCAAGGCGTTTACCCCTTGAGATTGCGCCTCTTGCATAGCAAGAAGAACATCATGTATTCCAACTATGGTGGTTGAATTTGCTATCGCGTCATTATGGAGAATTGCCTCTGACGCTGCTATCTGTTTAGTAATACTTGCAATTGGATCTTTGGTGTCCTCGGATGCCTTTTTAATTTCCTCAAGAACTTTTGTTTGTTCGGCATTTGGACCTTCACCTGGCTTAATATCTCCAAGCAACTTGTCCAATTTTTCAAATTGATTGTAACTAACACCGTAATTTTGTTTCATCCTCATGGCGGCAACTGATTTATCACCACCAGCCTCGGAAGTGGCCTGACCCATTATTTTCTTAAGGCGATCTACGGTTCCATCACCAGTTTGACTATCACCGCCAAAAAGACCTTTTTCCATATCCTTCATTGCGGTGAAGTATTTCTCCTGTGGCTTCATGCCACTAAGACCTTCCCTTTCACCACCGACACCGCCTGGAGCATAACCTAAAGCACGAAGCATCATCGAGGAACCCGCGCCACCCTCGCCAGAACTCACTCTTTTCATGGCAGAATCAAGAGATTTTATGGCACCCATTTCTGGACCACCAAAAAATGCCTCACCACGCTTTGATCCACCCATCAAGGAAGACAACTCTTTGGCAATATTCTGCGCGTTGTTATCTCCTGTGGTTTGTAGCAAGTCCTTTTGTATTCCCACTACCTGTTGGGTGAATTGGGTAATTCTTGCCCTATCCATACCCCCACGGATACCCTCATTCATGATGTCTCGAAGATCCGTAGCAGACTTGCCTTTACTGGTGCCACCCGAAAGAGTTAGTCCCTCGGCCATACCACCCAACTCACCGCGATCCGCGCCATAGCCTCTTGCAAGTTTTGAGATGCCGCCAAATTGGCCTAATGCCTCCTTGCCTCCAACCTGTCTTGAAAACTGTTGCATGAACCCGTAGTTTTCCATTGCACCATAGCCAAGCTTTGACATCTGCGCGCTTGCAGGGGAAAACTTATTTAGTCCACTACTTCCAAGCGAACCTTCCAATTGGCGTCTGTGTGGTGCCATTTGATTGGCATAATCATAAACATCGTAACCATGTTTTAAAACCGCACCGCCTGCAAGAACACCAGCGCCTAATAATGCGCCACCCGCAAGACTTCCAACCTTACCCGCCGCACTCATACCCTCCGCTGCCGCACCTGTAGGCATTGCCATTTGGGCATACCTTGCAACCGTCGCGGCCTGAGATACGCCAGGAATGTGCATGTCGGATGCAATCTGAAGTCCCATGTTAGTTCGGCCAAAACCACCACGCTCCCTTGACATTCGATTTTTGGCAAGATCCCCCGTTCCTTCGAGGTTTTTTAAATTATTTTTACCAGCCTCAATGGCTTTCTCTGTTTCTGATCTCGATTTATTAATGAAGGTATATTCGTTATTGGCCGCATCTTGTTTGCTCTTTGCTTGAGCTAGAAGTGGTTTGTTTAATTCAAACTCTGCCCTTTTTACCTTTAGGATTTTCTCATTTGCAATAATATTTTTGGTAGCAAGGCCATTAAGTAAAGTCCCGTTTTTCTCTTCGGTATTGAAAATAGTCTGAAGTGACTTTCTCTTTTCATCGTTCATCTTTTGAGATTTTAGAGAGCGAAGGGTTTTATTCTTTTCCTCTAACTCATTAATGCCCGATTCTTGTGAAGAATATTTATTTACGTCATTCGAGGCACTACGACGGACTGAGGCAATTTCTTCCTGTTTTCTTTTAAGCAAATCGCATTTATCAGTAAGTTTTTTGACCTCCTCCTCTGCCGCCTTTACCGCAACAGAGTAGTCACTCATTCCCCTAGTCTGCTCCTTATTTAAGGATCTGTACTTATCGGCAACCGCGACTATTGACCTTTTGTATTCCTCAAGGAAGTCTCTCTCGTTTTTCGTATAGTCTCGGCTCTTGTCCATGAGTGAAACAATTTCTTTGTATTGACTAGATACATGGTCAAGTGCCCTCGCCATATTCTGAACATTCGCCTGCGTCAGAGATATCGCGGAACTGATTTCTTCAGCGGAAATTTTATCACTAGGCATTTAAACTCCCATATTTTCCTTCATGGCCTTAATCACGGGATCATCCTTGAGCGCATCTTCCAACCAATCATCACTTGAAAAATCTGTCTTGTGGGCAGATGTTCCTGCCTGTGTAACAAATTTCCCACTCCCATCTTTAGGTGCGCCATCTTGTAGTATCGATGCGCTGATCTTGGTTCCCTCTTCAGTCTCAAAGATTGGTTCGTCCCAAATCCTCTTAGCCTCTTCCATACGACGACCAAATACATCGTCCATATCAGGAACAACCCCCTTGGCAAAAGTGCGTTCCATCTCGTCAATAACCGCATCTCCAGTGACATAGTAAGATAAGCCCGTTTCAGCATCGACTTTTTTATGGACACCCTTTAATTCCAAGTTATCTGGATTATCCAAATAAAATTGTTCATACAGTTCGCAAAGCAGTTCCTCGCGGCTGTACTTTTCAAATTTATCATATTTTGGAATTTTAAACCTTGAACACCATTCAATCCTTGATCTTTCCCAAAAGTCTTCAAGGTTTTTTCTGGCTTGTAGTTTAACTCCCTCAATCCAATCGTCGAAAGAATATTCGGATTTACGGGGTGCGGGTGGAGCGATTTTCTGAGGGGTTAAAGCAAATATGCTAGATGGTTTGCCCCTCATGAACTGTACCTTCCTTTTTCACTTTGAATGAATTATCATATTCCATCAATTTTAAGAAAAGATCAAAAATGATATTAGGATCAACGATTTCAGCAATCCACTTCTCGTCGTCACTTATTTTGCCAAAATGATCGATTTTTTTGATTCGCGCTATGATGCAGGAAGATGCATAGATCAACTGGTCGTTATATTCTCTTGGTATTTTTACCCCGCCAGTGGCCGCAGAATAATTTGAATCTACCTGAAGCTCCAAAGCAAGAGTCCAACGGTAAAGTCGAAGTCTTGCCTTGAAAACGCCTACATCACTATATTCGGAATGATAATCGTAGCTAATGTCTTTGAAAAGCTCCATTTGTATAACCCTCTAACGTCTATTTTCTATCAAATGCCAATTGCAGCATCATTAAAACCAAACTCGTGCATGATTCTGGCAACCCACGTCACGTTCTCGGCAACCGCGCCTGCACCAGAGCAATCAAATGATTTCTGCGATGCCTTACAACCAGTAATCGAATACAGAGACTTTTCGGTTACTCGGTCATAAATGTAAGATGTTAATTCGCCAGATTTCAGAATGTTCATGCCGTCTTCACCGAACGCTGGCATGATCTGAGGTGAATCAGTCATGGTTTCACTCGTTCCAGTAAAATCAGCACCAGCAAGGCGTGTTCCCTTTCCTGCGCTATCAAGAACAACCCGCGAAAGGTTTGTCGTCATTTCAACGACAAATGCCGATGGAGCGTGTTCAATCACCTCAAGATGGCCCAAACCCTGAATTGGGGTGTAGTTGATCCCAGAAGAACCAGTGCAGCCGAGGGCGTATCCAACGAAGGATTCGCCAACCTTGAACCTGCATCTTGCACCCGTAAAAACCTTTGATACTGCTCCCATATTGATCCCCTTAAACTCTTATGCCAACAACCGTTGGCAATACGAAGTTAATACCTTCCCAACCCTGAACTGGACACTCGTACCTGAGATCGGACGATGAAACTGCTATGATCTTAATCAGTTTTTCGTCGTAGTTCTTGATGGTCTTCGCAATGTTTTTCTCAAAATAAAGAGATTCCTTGATAGCATCGATGACAGCATTTGAATTGAAATCTTTTTTGCCAAGGAATTTCTGTTTCATGAATTTTCTGTGATTGTAGGAAAACACAGCAAAACTCTCAACAGTCTCAATGAGAATGTTCGCGTTGTTGTCGTCGCCAAGGTACGAAGTGTAACCGTTGACAATACGAAGGACGTTGCTTTCATCTGCCGACGCAATCAGTGCGCCACCCTTGATAAGCTCAACACCATCAACCGTAGGTGTCCAAGATACGTCCTGAGAGATGCCAGATACAGGCAGAACCTTGTAGGTCAATGGAGTGCCTATCGCACTACCAGCTTGCGTCTGAGCGCACACAACCGCAAAGGCATACTCGTCAAAAATCTTGGTGTTGCCACTTATGTCGGTGTCGGTAATCGCTTGGCTAGTAACTGCGACATAACGACTGCCTATCCTTGCACACTCTGCCAAAAAGGCGTCTTTGTTGCCCTTGATCGAAACATACGATTGACATTCGCTGCGACCAAGAATCCCCGAACGCGCCTGAACATGGTCGCGGCAAATCGAGTTTACCGAGGCCAAGGTCACGGTAGTACCGTCTTGATTATCCGAGCTGAACAATGGAACAACAATGTTTGTCCTGAACTCAAGAAGGGCATTGAAGCCATTCTGTACGTCAGTATTACTTGAAGTGCCTCTTGTTCCACCGACGAATGGAGAAATAGAAAGAGTTGGAACAACTGCGCCATAGTTTTCTACGCCACGAGCCAATGAACCAATCAACTTGGATTTAGTGGAAACCCATGTTGCCAATTCAGCGATCGAAGCCTTGAACCCGTAGGCAGATGCCTTAACTGCGGTATCAACTGTGACATAGTCAAGGTCGATAATCTTTTTCTGCTGATACTGTGTGGGAACCGTCAAGTGGTAAACGATACCATGTGCGGTGTTCAAGATCAGATCAAGAGTTTGCTTGAGCTGATAAAAGGTAAGTGTTGTGACATCAAGACTTAGGTTTAAAGAACCATCGGTCTGGTCGCCATCCAAGGTCACGGTCAACATGAGCTTGTGCGATCCGTCAAATTTCAAACTCATCAGTGCCGTTGCAGAATCACCGACATATTGAAGAGTGGCATAACTGATAGCGCCAACACCGTCAGATACTTCAACTGAAGGTGTACCAGGAACAAAATTCTTGTCCCTAATGGTCAGATACTTCAAGCCAGAAACAGTCGCAATCTCACCTGTGAAATATCTGGTAAAATCGCCATACTGTTTTGTCGTAAGGGTGAACGCAGGGGTTACGCCACTTACTGCAAGAGTAGACTGTGTGGAATTGTTTGTCTTAAAGCAAAGAAGTGCAGACGCGCCACTTGGAACATCAGGATCAGTTCCAGAACGAAGTGCCATTCTCGCCATATCCGCAAGCGGACCTGATTTAAACATTTCACTGATAACCGTAGATGATGCGCCACCTGGAATAAGATTCATCCCTGGCTTGCCACCGTCGGCCTCACCAACCAATGCAACAATGCCAACTCCACCGGAAGATGGTGTCAACAGTCTTGAAAGGTCCAGCGCAGAATAGGCATCAGGCCATGTTAGTTCTACGCCCTGAAAAATAACTGATCTAGGCATGTGTTTCTCCCTTAGTAGGCTTTGAGAAGGTCTTCAAATTCTTCTTCGGTGCCAAAGATAAAACCTTTTTGTTCTGCAAAAGCAATTTTACCACCTCTTTCCCATATCTTGACACCTTTTGCCTGTAAATACAATTCTACATGAATTTTGTTCGGATCGGTGCATTTTGGGAAATCTAAATTTTTTTGGCTGACTAACATCTCTGGTTGATATTCTAACACGTTCCTACCCTGTCTTGTCGATGCTTTAATGCTCACTTAAAATCCTCCATCATGAGTGTGTTTATATACCAAAAGTAATTC